GAGAGATATAACTGAAGCTGCTGGAGATAATGTCGATAATATGGACGGTGCCCTGCAGGAGTTACAATTCCAACTTGCAAAATTTGGAAGAACATCAAAGGGATCTCTTGAGCAATACGCAAAGTCAATAGAGATGGCTGCTGTTACAAATACGCAGAAATCTCTTCTTTCTGCTACAGCAATATATCAAGAGCATTACAATCAAGTTATAGGAATACACGAGATTGCAGTTCAGAAGCTTGCAGATAGTGATGGCGCAGGACTTCTAGGCGGCCTTGATAGTGCTATTATGAAAAATCTTCCTCCTTTATTCGAAGGTGTTGTGAGCGGTATTGAAAAAGCAATGAAGAAGCTATTGCCAGTATTTGATAAATTGCTCGCTGAGCTCGGAATCCTATTTGAAAAAGCGGGCTGGCTCGAGGAATCGCCATCTAAGATGGGGCTCTCTATGTGGAGAGGATTGTATAAGGCTGGCGAGGCAACATTACCGGCAATAGGTGATCAGTTCTATCAAATGAGAACTCTTGCAAATGAGCAGTATGATGCTTTATTACAAAATACTGAAACAAAGGTAGGTGCTGTTGCAAAGAGGATAGGCAGTTTAGGTATAGAGTTTGCAGATCTTAGTATAGATGACATGGCTCATTATTTGGAGAAGTTTAAGCTCGGTACTGGCACCGATGCTGTAGATAAGCTTGAAATAATAATGAAGGCACACGCAAATAGAGACGCAATTAAAACAAGAAATAAATCCGATCGTATCATGAGAAGCTTAAAAGATCTTCAAGGTCGAGATGAAAAATATATAAAGACTAGGCTAGGTGAAATATCTTCGCACAATGATGTTGGTCTAGATGTTCTTAATACTGCAATGGGAGATACTAGCGATTCTTCGAATGCAATATTTAATGCACTTAGGGATAAAGAGAAAGCTGATGCTAAAGCTGTATCAGCTGCAGAAACAATAGCAGATGAAGTAACATCTGGACAAGATAAAACAAGTACTGCAGCAGAAAGAGTTTCAGCATCTAATAGTGCAATACTTGTTGCTAATATAGATAATGGTAAAAAAATAGATACACTTAACGGAAAAATAGATCAGCTTATAGGAATTAACAAAACAAAGTCACAGGCAAAAACTTCAATAACTATACCACTTACTATCGATGGACGTGTTATAGCTAGTGTAGTAGCAACACATGCGGATGATCCTGAAGCAGCAAGCACCGGTGCCATCAAGAAAAAAATCCTAACCGAGAACGCCTTGGCGGCACCAGGATGAGAAAAAAATGAAAGAAAATATATCTAAGAAAATTTTTGAATCTGATTTAATTAAACACTTGCTTGAAGGCACAACAGATGCTGAGAAAGAAGGATTTGCTGCGTGGGTTAAAGAATATATATCACCACTAGATCAGATCACAATAGGTATAGATGATATGCTATCAACTGAAAAGACATCTGAAGAACTTTTTGATGCTATAAATAGTGGCATATTTAGACCTCCGGAGGATATAGCTGATGCCGACTAGAGAAAAACTTGGAAAATTCCTGAGAGATATTAAGGGCTATGCTGATCAAACATCAATAGGTATTGAGCTAGACAAAACAGATGCTAGTGAAAATGTAGTTGGTGGCGGAGAACCCCAGCGCTCAGGCTTTAAAGATGATCCATATAGTGGTGACTTATTACTCAGTATACAGGACACAGATAGCGGCGGTCCAAGCCTGTTGAATGATTTCCTTGCCTATCTAACAGAAATAGAAAACTACTATAAGCTTAAAGGAGGCGCAACACCAGCCCAGCCACTATCACATATTGATGATGATGGTCTCCCAATTGTTTTAAAGTATGCTGAGAATACAGGCGCAGAGAATGTTTACCAGACAACATCAGTAGAACCAGGTGACGGCTTAGCATCTACTATGTTAGAATATTCAGACAGCAAATATATGACAAATGTAGAGCATGTTGTAAGCAAGCTTGGTGATATAGGTCCACAAGAAGAGGGGTCAGAAGATAGAAACGGAGCAAGAAGTGGTAATACACTTCTTAAATCGATACAGGGTAGAAATCTTGATAAAACAGGTAAAACTTTTCGAGCTAACACAACACTGGATAACAGTCACAACGCAATAGAAAAAGTAAATGTGATGCTGGGTGTGTATAATAGGTTTAATATCGATTCAGAACGTGCATTTTTCCCAGAGGATTCTAAAACATCAGATCTTTCTGGAAATAATGATGATCAAGATCCTTGGCGCGGAACAACGACAGCTCAGAAGTCATTTGGAAAAAATAACTATGGAGATGAAACCTTTGGTGGGATGGTGATGAGAAATGAGGATCTTGAAAAGGTTGCTAGATCTATGATTCTTAAATCACTTGGGCTAACAGATCTTAACAAGGCTACACCTAGAACTAGTCAAGATCCTGATGACTATGATTGGAATGCTATGGATGTGTATAGCACCACTGGACAAGTGCAAAACGGTGCATCTGAAATAAGAGCAACATCTCGAGCAGTAAATTCAAAAGGCGGCCCAGAGACACAAGAGGGAAATTCTCCAAGGGCAGGAAGAGGAGCTTTTGAAACTGATGAAGCAGTTGAGTCATATGGCTCAGAATATGGCCCAGACTTGTCTGCAACAGGAAATGAAACTTTATCTACAATTAAGCTTAGAACGGCAGCAGCAATTATAGCAATGAAGAGTCTAGGTGGTGATCTATATGATAACCTAAAAGAATTATCAAATGAAACTTTTGATCTTGGAAGAGGTCCGTACAAGCCTGGTCTAGCAAAAGTTATTGCAGCAAAATCAAAAATGGAGCTATTCGCAAGAGTTGTAATGCCTAGAACAAAATACCCAATTGGTGATTGTATCGATATGGGAGAGAAAGTTCTATTTGGAACAGATTCAATTGATCAGCCAAGAACTTCTTCATATCAGGGTGTATCTGAATCACACCTTTTCTGGTATGCAGTTGCTAGATCAGCTATTAAGAAATTTCAGTCGATGAGTCAAATGTTTAAACTTGAATCATTTACATCTCAACCTTCTGCTTCTGTACCAGCAACATTTGATTCTATAGTAGACAGTGGGATGATAGGTATCATGAGAACTCTTGCACAGATTGGTGATATAGCGTTATATTCTACAGGTGGGAATATAGATCTTGAGGATGCACTTGATGAAGATGCAAGACCCTTTAGAATAGACACTCTCCCAGACGGGCCAGCAACAAGAATATCAAAAAGTAGATCACAGTCAGGATTAACATCAGCAGCACTAGCATGGAGAGGAAACTCAGTGCCTGCAATGTATCTTCTTCCTAGAAATGTTGTTAAGGCAGCTATGGATATGAATAACTTTGCAATGGGCGGAAATCCAACAAAAGGTCATACAACAAATAGCTTATTTGAAAAGTCATATATTAATATTAATGCAGCTGGACAATCTACTAGAATACCAACTGATGTTGTTCAGCGATTTGAAAACGCTCTGGACGCAGAGTATGTTCCGTTTTATTTTCATGATGTTAGAACAAATGAGATTGTTACTTTCCATGCATTTCTTGAAACTTTATCAGACTCATACAGCCCACAATATAGTTCTGAGGGTGGATACGGAAGAATAGATAAGGTGCAAATATATAAAGAAACTTCTAGAACAGTTACATTTTCATTTTATATAGCTGCTACATCAAAGGAAGATTTTGACGAGATGTGGTTTAAAATTAATAAATTAACAACACTTGCATACCCACAGTGGACAAAGGGTACAGTCATGACAGATACACAGGATAATACATTTGTTCAACCGTTTAGTCAAGCAATAGGAGCAACACCTCTGGTAAGGTTAAGGATAGGAGATGTCATTAAAAGCAACTATTCTAGATTTAATCTTGCAAGAATGTTTGGTGTCGGTGAGAGAGATTTTGCAATATCAGACGACACTTTTGGTGGTGCACTTGTAAAATCAGGATTACTCAACTTATCAGCTCCCTGGTCAAATACACTGGCTGAGATTCAACTTGACAAGATTTTTGGAAATATGTTTGGGTCACCAATGGCAATGGGTTTTTTGGGAAGTGGTGATTCCGGTGCATCTCTTGGTGATAAACTTCTTAGATCACTTGTTTCAAACTTATCACTTAATGGATTTGTAAATCCTATAGGTGCGAACCTTGTATTGAGGCAACTAAAAGATCCAGACAATACTCCGAATCCGATTCCAGAAACTGGAAATGCAGCCAAAGACTTTCTTGATAGTCTTGCAGGATCAGCTTCAAGTATATTACCATCAGATGGATATGCAGTCGGATTTGACTTTCCAATACTCAAAGCATCGTCTGATATTGGCTATATAATCGGGAGTGATGATATGAACAGAGTTAGAACTACTTCTGCATATATGGTGAATGTATCAAATAAGGAGCACGTCGCAATTCCAGATTCTGGCAATAATGATCCATCTTTCAAAGGATTTAGAAAAGAACAAAGGGTCAAAAACAAGCTTCAATACACAGTTAAAGTTGTAGATCTTGATGCCCCGGGATCAATTCAGGGAAAAGAAATAAAATGCTGGCACTCAGACCTTCTTCCGAATCCAGATGTCATGTTTACACTTAATATTGCACCATTCTTAGATATAATTGGAGCAGTTGGAGGTCTTGTTCAAATGGCAATAAATGAGACTGCAGCAAAGGCAACAGGTCTTCCTGCAGATGCTCTGAGTGCAACAACGAAAGATGCAGCAGAGTTTATGCATCCTGGAAATAATGTTATAACTAGAGCATTTGAAAACTCAGGTGGCCGAGGTCTAGCGGGGGTTGTAAAATCACTTAGCTATACATGGCTAGACTCTTCAACAACTTGGGAAATAGATTGGAACTCTAGAGCGCCAAAATTTTGTAAAGTAGGTATAACATTTGATGTAATTCATGATCTTCCACCAGGAATTGATTCAAGCGGATACAATAGAGCACCTATTTATAATGTTGGTAAGACTATGCACTCAATAATAGGTGATGTCCAGGCTGATGGCGGTCTCGGTGGAAAGAATTCATATGGAAGAGCTAGATCTGCATCTTCTCAAAAATTAAAAAAAGATGACTAGGGGTAATAAGTGGGAATAGGAAGATATACATTTACAAATAGATTTAACAGGGGTGAAGGGATTTCAAACCCAAGGTCATCTAGTAAAATTTTTAGAGCAGTTGAAAGCGGACAGATATCAGTTACTTTTGCAAGGCTAGGCGGCGCACAAAGATTGGATTCTATAGCATACGAAAAATATGGAGATCCCAGCTACTGGTGGATAATTGCTGCAGCATCTGGAATAGGGTATGGGCTTCAAGCAAGTGCAGGTGCTTATTTAAGAATACCAAATAATCTTGCAGATGTTTTTAGGATTGTAGTATAATGGGCTTCCTGGATTTTCTTGAAGATCTTAAAGTTGAAAAGCCACAGTGCAGGCTAGATGCAGCAGTTCAGGCGCTAGAGAAGTACTATACATCTACTGGAAATGAAAATACTACAGGAACTTATGATGATAGCTCAATGATTCCACAGCTTGAAGGCGTTATTATGGCTAAGAAAAAAAGAAAAGCAGCGGCTGACGCAAAAGATTTAACTATAGAAACACAGAGACAAATTAGAGAATTGATACTGGGTGGAACAGAAGGCGCTTATTTTACAAAAGATATTCTTGAAAAGGCAAAGAATGATCTCTCACAAGTAGATGCAGAAAAGCTTATAAGTACGATTTGTGTTAAGTTTGAAAGTGATTGTGTCCCAGACAGTCCTATTAATGCAACTGTTCTTCAAGACAATAATATTGGTGTATTATTGCAAACTTCGCTTAAACGAAGTCCAAAGCCAGCTGGATCGTCAGCAGCAGCAGCTGGAGGTGCGGTTCCTTCTGTTGCTGAGACAGTAGCACCGTTAGGGAATGTTGGATCAGAAGATCCTCATAGGCTAACAAATCCATGTCTATCAGCAATTCTTGTAAATGATCATAGATTATCACCAAACAATAGAAGGACATCTGCAGCTTCAATATTTTTAAATTCTATACCAACAATAGAAATGTCACAATGCTCACCTTTTGTTAGATTATCATTTATAACTGAGAGTGATAACTTTTTTGATGGCCTTAATCAGATGTCACTTATAGGATTTTTAGGCGATAAGTCTAGTAATTCTAACATTACATTTAAAAATTTTACAGAGGGGGGATACCCTGATCCTCTTTCAACTCCGAAAGATATGTCTTTTCAAGAAGATACAGATATTACTGTAAATATTCCCATACCCGTTGGAATACCTATTAACGGCAACATCAGCGATGTAGGTGTTGTAGAAAGAAAAGTCGCATCAGCAGGTCTAGAGCTATTTGCTGCACCCCAGACAATGACGCCTCTTGGAAATTCTTCAATAAACGAAGCTATAATAAATCAGACTGTTCCGCTAGCAACACTTCAAGGACTATCTATTGATATTGCTGGGCTTGGTCAGTCTGTTCTTGCAAATAAAACAGCAGCTATTGAAATAATGCTTCATGATAGATCTAGACTTCCAGTCTTGGCTCCAATTATAGCAGCAAACTCTTATGGAGCAACTTATGTTATGATTGAGTTTGGATGGTCGCATCCGCAGGCAATGGGCTCAAATTCTGGGAATGTATATGCAGATTTCTTAAATTCACTTAGAGACAGAAGTCTATATAATATACAGGTTGCTGATACTTCAATGCAAACTGACGGACAGGTAAAAATATCACTTAGACTTGCATCGAGAGGCACTTCAGCATTAAACTCTCTACCTGTTGGAACAGGTGTAGAGAATGTATCTGCAAGACTAATAGGCCCACTTATGGAGAGGCTTGTAGCAATGCTTGATAGACGATCAATAGAGCAGAGCGGACAAGGCACATCTAATCTTGATTCAAGCGAGCTTAGAGATATACAAAGCGGATTCAATGCAAGACTTGCTGATGTCAAAGCACCACAAGCTTTAATACCCTTGGATTCATATAAATCAATAATGGAAAACTTCTCATTTGTTTCTGACGACGGCTCGTCATCGACAGCAGACTCTATCGCTGTGTCAGAAGCATTTACAAATGTTAGAAAGATACTATCTGAATCAGAGGCGAAACAGAAATCAGAAGGTAGATTCCAAACGCTGAGCGGTGAAATAGAAGATAAAATTGAAATGATATCTCAAATTGATATATTTAATGATGGACAGCCATCGCCTTCTGCAGCCACCGCCGACCTCGACGCAAAAAAAGTAGAAGCAGCTCAAACAGCCGGCGTCGAAGAACCAGCTGTCGCAACTTCCGCAGAGACTAATGCAGGTAGTAAAAGTGCACCTACACTTGGATCAGTTGTAATGTCATTTGTAGGGACAACTCTAAAGTCAACACTTAAACATGATGAAGTTCAAATATTATTCTACCCGTTCAATAGACATGCAGGGTCTATGTCAGATATTAATATATCTGAGTTTAAGCTTGAAGGCTGGTCAAGTTTTATTACAGCTTTTAAAGAGGATAACCCACAAAAATCAACAAGGGTTTTCTTTGATGACCTTCTCGATTCAGCATGCGGAACTTCAAACATTGAACACTCAGAGTATGGACTAACTACTGCATATTCAAATTATAATACAAGCATAAAAGCACTTGATGCAAGACCCACGGAAGCTGCCCCAGGCGAATCTGAAGCTGCAGAGATAAAAAGTGAGTATAGGGAGACGCTTAGGGATGACATTGAGGAGATATTGACAGATATATACAACAAAAAACCCGGTCCAAGATTACCAAAATTTGTTGTACCTGATGTTACCATGGTAGTTGAAAATCATGATGTAAAAGTTTTTGAAGACAAGGATAACGAAAAACTCGATAATACAAAAAATATTCTTAGAGTCCATATATTCGATGCAAAGGCAGGACTTCCATATGAGGCTGACTTGCTTAATACTATAATTAGGGGTGGTGCTGTTGCAAACGAAATACTTCCAGAAGCAGCATATACAGATCCTGCGCCCACAACAAAAGGTAGAGGCGAGAATGCATCAAAAGCAGGTGAAAGCACACAGCTTGCCACAAAGATTGGTGAGTTTCTAGAAGATGGATCAGTAAGAAGAACAGATGGCATTGTTATAGGAAAGGCAAGTGTAGTAAGATATATTTCAAATGTCCCTGTAAGAAGAATAAAAGATACAATAAAATCAGTTTTTCCATCAATAACACTTGGATCTCAATTTACAAATGTTCATAGGATAAGCATGTCATCAAGTACATCAGGCGATGTTGCACAGGTTCTTTTGTATAGATCAGTCTCAGATAATGAAACAACTAGCGAAAAGCCATCTGCTGTTGAAGATGTATTTATAATTCCTTCAAATGCAACACTAACCACTGCAGGATTTCCGCTTATAAGCTATGCCCAAAAATTCTACATAGACATGGGTACAAATACAACTGCAGATAATTTTTATTATGTTGTCGGAATTAAACACCAGATCGGCCCAGGAACATTTCAAACTACTATAAATACTGCATATAATGGATCAGGAACAATAAAAGCTACAAGAACATCATTGGAATCTGTTTTAAATGATCAATTCCCTGAGACAGATGACGGTGAAGTAGTGACCGATGGCATCGATACCAGCGGATATGCCTAATTATTTTTTAAAAAATCTTTAATACTGTATTATAATTTATCAATGCAGCTATTAATATCAGCTAACCAACTTGGAACTGAAAGATGTCTTCTTTATGACGGCACTACTTGGTCATGGGTTGATGATATGGCTGAGTACAATAATGCATCTATTGCATACGGATTTGAAAGTCTTGATGAGTGTGATGCAGTTGAATCTTTAAGGCTAGATGTACCAAAGATAAGATCAACACCATGGTATGAGTCAATGACTTATTTTGAAAATAATGAAAGTAAAATACCATGGCAGCTATGTATGCCTCAATGGGCGTGGAAGTCATTTGTTAAAAACCTCGTAGATTGTCTCTGGATGAACTTTAGTAATCCGGATAACCATTACTATATAACAACGCTTAGGAGAAACAGAGAGCTGATCAGAAGCATCCAGGAGCCTACTATTGACGCTACCATTATCAAAAGTATTCTAAAAGACTCACCTAAAAATTCACACTCGCAGATTAAAAAATTTATGCCGATAAAGGATAAAAATACTGCGCCTAGATCTAGATATTCTCTTTCAAAAAGCATTACAGGCAGAATGACAATATCTGATGGTCCTAATATACTAACATTAAAAAAAGAATATAGAAAAATATTAAAGTCTCGCTGGGGTGATAACGGAAAGATATTTGAAATCGATGTACAGTCAGTTGAGCCCAGGGTTGCACTATCATTCTTTGGAAAGTCAGTTAAAGGTGATGTTTACGCAAGTGTTATGGAGTCTGTAGATATTAAAATTGATAGAAAGATTGCAAAAGTTGCAACATTATCTGCAATATACGGAGCTTCTCATCATAGTCTAAGATCAATACTTCCGGAATCTACTAATTCGCTAAAAATTCTACATGAAGTAAAAGAATTTTTCGGTGTTAGACATATAGAAAAAATGATAAAAGAACAGCATGATGAGCTTGGTTATATAAAAAATAGTCATGGTAGAAAAATATTTTCCGAGATCCCTAGTGTTAATCATTTGATTCAATCTTCTGCCGTAGACGTATCATTTGATATATTTGAAGAAATAATTTCAAGACTTAAAAATAATAATACTAAATTTAATTTGATATACTTTATTCATGATGCAATGATAGTTGATGTAAATACTGATAGTATTGACAAGCTAATGGAAGCAGTGAATAAAGATATTTATGTCAGAAACGTAGACCAGGATTTTCCTGTTAACATAAAGGAGATATGTTGAAAAATCAAACAATAGACAATGTAAAAACACAGTGGGAAACTTTTAAAAAACTCACAGCAAAACTAGATAATGATAATATTAATAAGCTTATTGAAGAACTTGGTGAGAGAATTATTTTATGTCCATACAATCAAAGAGATTCTGAGCCATGTAGTCATCCTGGCGGACTAATAAGGTTTTCACTTGAACTTGCTAGCGCAATGAGAAACTTATCTAAGTCATTTAATATGAGTATAGAGACTTCATCAATAATAAAGGTATCTCTCTTTCATGCAATTGGAAAAATTGGTGATTTAAATAATGAAATGTATATTGTACAAGATTCAGACTGGCATAGAGAAAAGCTGGGTCAAATTTATAAGATAAATGAATTAATTGATAAAATGTCGACAACACATAGATCACTATTTTTATTGCAAAATTATGGAGTTTTTCTTACTAGGGAAGAATGGGTAGCAATTCAAACTTCTAGTGGAAGTCACTTTGAAGAAAATAGATTTTATATTGGTCATGAACCAAGCTTAGCAATATTGCTTCAAACAGCAAAAAGAATGATCGAGCATAATATTTAGATGTGTGGATAGCAAAGATTTTAAAAAGAAACAAGCTGCTCAGGCAAAAAAACAGTCTGGTCATCAAGGTGTGTTCTCTGGAAGGGGGATAGGTATACCTCAAGGAGGTGCAGTAGATGGAAGTGCAGATGGATCAAAGTATCTAGGTCGGCCTCGACGAAAAAGAATGTCTGGTGATATGGGAAGCCCCAGCCAATCAGCTGATGCCCATATCGCATTTGTTATGTCAAGAGTAAATAAAAATGTTGATCCAGAGCCATATAGACTAATGTTTCCTAAGCAAGAAGATGCGAAGCATAATAAATATAAAGGAATGGACGCAGAGAGTGAAAAGTTGCAAAATATAAAAATCCAATCACAGCTTTATATTGATGAAGAAGATATTATTGATAATACAGCATATAGTCTTCTATCTATAGACAGCGATGAAGATAGACGCGTGAGCGAAGCGTTTAGCCTAAGCTCATTGGGATTACCTGGTTCTATTCCCGGTCTTTCACAAAGTCAGCTAGATCTCTTAGACACAGCTATAGAAGTAGGCGGTGAGATTGTTAGAGATACTACAGCAGCTGTAGTTGCAGGTATTCCTGTTATTGGAACAGCAGCAGCAGCAGGATTTGTCTATAACAATATGAGAGAGCTTAAGACTGGGCAGAAAAATGCAATATTAGCAATTGATAGATTAATAGTCAATGGAAGAGAGAAGGATAGACAGCAGATGCTATCTGTTGCATATAATATGTATGATGATTATATTGACCTCCTGGAGTCAGTTGTACTTTTGGTTCCCATAATTGGACCAACAAAGGGTATATGGAGTGTATTTAGAAAAACGCTTACAATACTTAAAAAGGGAAAAGTTACATCTATACTAGGTCTCGGCGGCAGCGGCTTAATGTCTGCTGTAAGATCACAAATATTTGCCAGCCCAATCTTTAAATTTACAACAAGATATATAGATGCAGGTCTTACAGAGCCAGCACAGATACAGCGGGGTGAGCTATTAAGCGTATTTAGAATATGTCCAGCCACCCTTGTAACAATTGGAGATATAGATGAAGATTTTATTGCACAAAAAGAAGAGTGGGATGATCTTGCATCAGAAGAAAGAGTGAAATTATTTGGTCCGGGTTCTGAAGATGAGTTTAAATATAGATCTGCACTCTATGGAGTTGTAGGTAAGGACGCTGAGTATGATGATGTGGGAAGGATTCAAAGAATTAGGCAGATGATAGCAGACAAATATAGAGAATTGAAATCAACAGGCGAAATATTACCAGAGGGAAAATCAATGAATTCAGAAAAACTACTTAGAGCTTACATTAGAGAGACAATATATCATTCTAATACAGCACCAATGTATGATGCTAAGCCAGAAGGCTACAAATATAGACAACCAGAAGGATCTCCTCAGTATAATGAAGAATATCCAGTTGAAGAAATAACAGCATCAGAGTTTGCAGTAACTGTTCCTACTTCCATGGGTTCACTTGTTAACTCACCTAGACCAAGAGATATAAAGGAAGAAGCACTTAGAAGAATAATTAGAAGAAAGCTTGTAGAAGAAAAAAAAAAAATAATCCGCTAGAAGCTGTTATGTCAGATACTGATCTAAAGTATGATAGTAGCAATGAAGATAGTGCGGATAAAGAAATAGAAGAGTTTAATACTGTAGGCTCAGTAGCTCCAGGAGGAATGGGCCCGGCAAAACCTCTTGGCATGCGAGGCAAAGGAAATGCTATGGATAGCATATGGCCGTGGACAGAAAAAAATAAAAAATGATATAAAATAAAGTTGAAAAACACATTATTGCACAGTAATATACTAGTGCGATGAAAAAATACAAACTAAACATTGCATATTAAAAATTGGAGAAAAATAAAAAATGAGTATTGACTTTGAAGCAATTAGAAAGAAGCTTGACCGGCTAAGTGGAGCTACACGAAATAGGTCATCAATGTGGAAGCCTACTGAGGGTGAAGAACATGTCGTTAGACTACTTTCATTTCCAGATAATGATGGCCAGCCATTTAGAGAAATGTGGTTTTACTATGGAATTGGTAATAATAGAGGGCTCCTCGCGCCATATCAATTTCAAAATCCAGACCCTATTCAGGAATTAATTACAAAGCTAAGGGATGAGGGTAGTAAGGAATCTTATGAGCTAGCTAAGAAGCTATATCCCAAGATGAGAACTTATGCGCCTGTTATTATTCGTGGAGAAGAAGACAAGGGTGTTCAAATCTGGGGTTTTGGAAAAACAGTATATCAGGCACTTTTAGGGCTAATGCTTGATGAAGACTACGGAGATATTACAGATCCTAAGACTGGAAGAGATATAAAGGTTTCATGTGTTAAGCAGCCAGGAAGAAAATGGGCAATGACAGAGGTCAGGCCAAGAGGAAAGCAGTCAAATCTTTCAGATGATGAATCATGTGCAGCTGGGTGGATTGAAAACATTCCTAATCTTGATGATATTTATCAAGAGAAGACATATGATGAGCTTACAAAAATTGTTAATGACTGGATAAATGGTGACGAGTCTGGGAGTTCTGATTATTCAAACTCTAAAGATAAGACTCCGACAGATAACAAGTCAGAATCAACTACTAAGGCATATTCAAATCTTGATGATGCATTTGCAGATTTAATGGATGATTAGTTGCTAAGTCATTAATTTTCTTAAAGGAGAGCATTTAGCTCTCCTTTTTTTTGAACAGATATTAATAATCATGTATAATATCTTAAGGGAGAAAAAATGAAAAACACGCCAGAAGATTTTACATCTGACTTAATAAAATCACTAAATAAGGACCATGGTGTAAGAGTTGCATATAATTTATCAGCAGATGAATCTCCAACACATGTAGGAAGATGGATTAGTACCGGATCTATGCTTTTAGACTACATATGCTCTAATAGAAGGAACGGTGGCCTTCCAGAAGGAAGAATAGTTGAGATTTTTGGGCCACCATCAATTGGAAAGTCTCATATAGCAACACAAATAGCTCGAACAACTCAGGGAATGGGAGGCATTGTCGTCTATATTGACACAGAAAATGCAACATCTGTTGAAAATTTAAAGATGCTTGGTGTTGATGTCTCAAAGAGATTTGTATATGTTGATACACATTGCACAGAAGAAGTTCTTTCGATTGCTGAGTCTACAATTATGAAGGCAAAAGCAATGGATAAGGACATACCAGTGACCATCGTCTGGGACTCTGTTGCGGCGTCTTCTCCAAAGGCAGAGCTACTTGGAGACTATGATAAGGAATCTATAGGCCTTCAAGCTAGAGCGATCTCTAAGGGTATGCGAAAGATCACTGGTGTTATAGCAAATCAAAATGTTTTGTTTGTAATTCTTAATCAGATTAGAACTAAGATCGGTGTTATGTATGGAGATCCTGATACAACTCCAGGCGGGAAGGCAATACCATTTCATGCATCAACACGTATTAAGCTTGGTGCAGGTCAACAAATCAAGGAAGGTGATGATGTTATCGGTATTCATGTCTCTGCAAAGACAATAAAGAACAAAGTCGCTGCTCCTTTTAGAAAAATTAATTTTGAAATACACTTTGGAGTTGGAATTAAAGAGCATGAGCAAGTATTTGATGTACTTCGAAAACATGGGCCAGAAATAATAGGTAAAAATGAAGTATCTGTTTCTGGAACAGGTTCATGGAAATGTCTAACAATTACTGATACTAAATCAGGTGAGATATTAATTGAGAAAAAGTTTCATAAGCCAAAGTTTAATGAAATTATGACTAACCCAGACTACGCTAGCTATATAGATGATCTTTTAGAAAAAGCTATGGTTAAAAAATTCCATGAAGAACCGGATATTGATCCAGAGTCTCTTTCTGAGATAGAAGCACTTTCAATGGAACTTGGGTAAGATGTTTATATATGAGTAGAACATGTTTAATTGTAGACGGCTTGAATATATTTACTCGTCACTTTATAGCAAATCCTAGTACAAATAACAACGGCGAGAGTATAGGTGGAATTGCTGGTACACTACACTCTATTTCAAGACTAAGTGAAAGATTTTCACCAAATAGAGTAGTAGTTGTATGGGAAGGCGGAGGATCAATAAGAAAGAGAGCCATATACAGCAACTATAAGAATGGTAGAAAGCCACAAAAATTAAATAGATATTATGAAGGTGAGATACCGGATACTATTCAAAATAGAAATTTTCAATTAAATACACTAATAGCAATTATGTCAAAATTATCTTTGCTGCAAATCTATGTAGAGGATTGTGAAGCAGATGATGTCATAGGATATCTTTGTAAGTACAAGCTTTCTGACTGGAAAAAAGTAATAATATCGTCAGACAAAGATTTCTACCAGCTTCTTAATAATAGTACATTAATATTTTCACCGACTTGGAAAAAGTTTGTATCATTTAAAGAAGTAGAAGATAAATTTAAAATAACAGCTGAAAATTTTTGTCTTGCAAAATCAATATGCGGAGATATTTCAGATAATATATCTGGTGTTAAGGGTGTTGGGTTTAAAGTTTTAGCAAAAAGATTTCCGCTTCTATCATCTGGAAAAATTTTTACAATTTCTGATATTCTTTCTGAGTGCACAAGACAAATAGAAAATGGTTCTAAGATTAAAGTTTATAAAAGCATACTTGAAAATGAAGAAGTAATAAGGCGAAATAACAAATTAATTAGATTAGATACAAACAATCTTGCAGCATTCCAAATACAAAAAATTGAAAATATTGTTGATACTTTTAAACCAGTAAGAAATAAAATAGATATGATAAAAATTCTAAGAGAGAATTCGATTAATAATATCGATATTGATAGAGTTTTTTTAAATATGAAAAAATTAGGATAGGACTTAATGAATAATACAAATGGCTTCAGTAAATACGGAAAGTCTTTTCAAGAAAAAATATTTCAAGCATTTATTGCAGATACTACGTGGGCTGCACAGATGATGGAAGTTATGACTTCTGAATTTTTTGAACAAAAATATCTACAATACCTCACATCAAAATATTTTAATTATTATGATAGATATAAGTGCTTTCCAACTCTTCCGCTACTTGTCACTATAATAAGAGACGATCTGAGAGATGGAAATAACATTGTGTTAAGAGATCAAATAATTGAATTCTTGCATAGAATTAAGACTAATCCTGATGTGAGAGACTTATGTTTTGTAAAAGAAAAGTCTCTTGATTTTTGCAAAAAGCAATCACTTAAAGCAGCGCTAGAAGTAGCAGTTGATTTAATAGCAACAGAAAGATATGATTCAGTTGTAACTATAATGAAAGAGGCAATATCGAAAGGAGAGCCAGCAACACTTGGCCATAATTTTTTTGAAGATTACGAAAGCAGATTTGTTATTACAAATAGACGTACATGCCCAACTGGAATAAAGCAAATTGATACAAAAGATGTATTAAATGGTGGACTGGGTAGAGGTGAAATAGGCGTCATTACAGCACCTACTGGTGTAGGAAAATCACATTTTTTAGTTCATGTTGGGTGCGAAGCTTTGAAAGTTGGAAAAAATGTAATACACTATACATTCGAACTATCTGAAAATGCAGTTGGTATAAGATATGATAGTAATTTATGTGAAATACCTAGCAATGAAGTAATCGAAAGAAAGGATGCTGTTTTAGAAAAATATGAACAAGGTGAGTTTGGAAAATTAAAAATAAAAGAGTACCCAACTGGGTCAGCTACAGTTATGACAATTAGAAATCACATAGAAAAACTCTTACTAAAGGGTTTTGTTCCAAGCCTTATTATAATTGACTATGCTGATATTATGAGATCTTCAAGATCATATGATTCTTTGAGACATGAATTAAAGCTAGTCTACGAAGAGCTTAGAAACCTTGCAATGGATATGGGGCTTCCTGTATGGACAGCATCACAGGCAAATAGGGAGGCAGCAAATGCTTCTGTAGTTGGTCTTGAAAACATGGCAGAGGCTTACGGAAAAGCAATGGTAGCAGATGTAGTACTATCAATATCAAGAAAGCCAATGGAAAAAGCAACTGGGGCTGGCAGACTTTTTATAGCTAAGAATAGAGCAGGGAGAGATGGAATACTTTTTCCAATACATCTAAACACAGCAATGTCAAAAATAACAGTTATTGAAAATGCAGAGGAGATATCTCTAGCTGATGTTGTAGAAACTGATAAGACAGATATGAAAAATCTTTTAAAGAAAAAGTGGAATGAAGTAAACTATTCACAATAATATGGGAAAATTAATGTACACATACGACGATGTATATAAATCAAGCCTTCAGTATTTTAAAGGCGACGAATTAGCAGCAGGTGTTTTTGCAGGAAAATATGCGCTAGCAGATAGAAATGGTTCATTTTATGAAAAAACTCCAGAAGATATGCATAAAAGACTTGCAAGTGAGTTTTCCAGAATAGAATCTAAATATCCAAATGGAATGACGTATGAAGAGATATTTGAATTATTTGATAGATTTAAATTCGTAATACCACAAGGTAGCCCGATGTCAGCAATTGGAAACTCATATCAAATACAAAGTACATCAAATTGTTTTGTTATTCAAGATCCGTTTGACTCATACGGTGGAATTCTTAAAACAGATCAAGAGCTTGTACAGATTGCAAAAAGGAGGGGCGGAGTCGGTTTTGACTTAAGTAAAATTAGGCCAAAAGGAATGTCAACAGGAAATGCAGCTAGAACAACTGATGGAATTGAAGTTTTTATGGACAGATTTTCTAATTCATGTAGAGAAGTAGCTCAGGGCGGCAGACGAGGGGCCCTTATGTTGACAATATCTATTCATCATCCACAAATTAGAGATTTTATAAAAATAAAACGAGATCTACAAAGAGTTACAGGGGCAAATATATCTGTTCGGGTGACTGATGAGTTTATGAATGCTGTAAAAAATGACAAAAGTATAGACTTGAGGTGGCCAGTTGATTCAAAAAATCCTGATATTTTAATAAAAGATTGCGCAAGAGAGATCTGGCATGAAATAGTTGAATCAGCACACTATGCTGCAGAGCCTGGTGTCCTATTTTGGGATACAGCAAAAAGTATGACGCCAAGTGATCTATATAAAGATCAAGGATTTGAATCAGTTTCAACTAATCCATGCGGAGAAATAATATTATCTTCATATGATAGTTGTAGGCTTATGCTTGTAAATCTTTCAAGCTTTATAAATAATAAATTTTCAGAAAATGCTTCATTTGATTTTTCTAGATTTTCAAATATTGTTATAAAATCTCAACGGCTTATGGATGACATGATTGACCTTGAGATTGAACAGATAGACAAGATACTATCAAAGATTGATAATGATCCTGAGCCGCATGATATTAAAAAAATAGAAATTGATTTATGGAAAAAGGTTAGAAAGCAGGCACTTCTTGGGAGAAGAACAGGACTCGGAATTACAGCACTCGGTGATACACTTGCAATGCTTGGCATAAGATACGGAAGTGATGAATCAATAAAACTAACAGAATCTATATACAAAAGTTTATGCTTGTCTTCATATAGATCTTCATGTATACTTGCAAAGGAGAGAGGAGCATTTCCAGCTCATGATCATCATAGGGAAAGAGATCACAAGTTTCTTTCAAGAATATGGAAGGCCGATCCTGAGTTGTGGGATATGAACGTAAAGTGGGGCAGAAGAAATATTGCAATAACTACAACAGCACCAGCTGGCTCAGTTTCAACATTATGTCAGACAACATCTGGAATAGAGCCTGCATTTTTATTATCATATACTAGAAGAAAAAAGATAAGTAATATAGATAGAGATGTAAAAGTAGATTTTGTAGATCAAACTGGTGACAGCTGGAAAGAATACACTGTCTATCACCACAGCTTCCAGCAATGGATGAAATCTCATGCTGAAACATTCGAAGGAGAATACAGTGATGAAGAACTTGTTGCTATGAGCCCTTACTTCGGTGCCACTGCAAATGAAATAGATTGGGTTGCAAAAGTAAAAATGCAGGCAGCTGCTCAAAAATGGGTATGTCATGCAATTAGTAATACAACAAATTTGCCAGCTGATGTAGATATAGACACTGTCAAACAAGTTTATATGAAAGGTTGGGAGCTCGGCTGCAAAGGAGTCACAGTCTACAGAGATGGATCTAGATCAGGAGTCTTAATTGGAAACAAAGAAAGTAAAGATAAAACTCAAGATTCAGAATTTATTTCAAATACTGCTCCAAGAAGACCTGAATCACTAGAGTGTGATATTCATCAAGTTTCAATTTCAGGTGAGCCGTGGACAATTATTGTCGGATTGATGGAAAATAAGCCTTATGAAATATTTGGCGGAAAATCAGAATATATTGAAATTCCAAAAAAGTATAAATCTGGACTTCTTTACAAAAGACACAGGAAGACAATTAATTCAAAGTATGATCTTTCTTTTGGAGAAAATAATGAGGAAATTGTTATCAAAGATATAGCAACTGTATTTAGTAACCCAAATCACTCAGCATTTACCAGAACAATTTCTCTTGCCTTACGGCATGGAGCTCCAGTAAACTATGTTTGTGAGCAACTTCAAAAAGATAAGGAAGCAGAAATGTTTTCTTTCTCAAGGGTTATTGCAAGATGTATTAAGAAATATATAGTAGATGGAACAAAACCAGGAAACGGAACAATTGATTGTAATTGTGAGTCTTCTGAACAATGCAATGTTGTATATCAAGAGGGGTGTGCAACATGTTTAAGCTGCGGATACGCAAAATGTGGATGATAATATAAATGAAGTGGATTAGTAAAGTATCGCCTTTAATTAAAGAGATAGAGTTAAGAAAAAGCCCAGTAATAATTACTGTCAACAAGTTTGATGAAAAAGCATCTAAAGAATTTCAACAGCAAATTGCACTAGCCCACAATACAGGCCAAAAAGTAATTCCAGTTGTAATAGATTCTTATGGCGGCCAAGTTTATAGTTTGATGGCTATGATAAGTGCAATTAAATATGCAGAACTTCCTGTGGCTACTATTGTTGAAGGAAAAGCGATGTCATGCGGTGCAATTCTTTTTTCATTTGGTGAAGAAGGTTTAAGGTTTATGGATCCAGATGCAACTGTAATGATTCACGATGTTTCTTCAATGGAGCATGGCAAGGTCGAAGAGATAAAAGCATCTGCTGAAGAGACTGAGAGGTTAAATCAAAAAGTTTATACAATGATGGCTAGGAATTGTGGTAAAAAAGATGATTATTTTCTTAAGCTTGTTCATAAGCGCGGCCATGCAGATTGGTTTTTAGACGCAGAGGAGTCAAAGAGGCACGGAATGGCAAACCAGCTTAGAATTCCAAAGCTTAATATATCTGTAAATGTAGATATAGATTTTGAATAAAAAATGGAACTTATATCAACTCATATATGTAAGACAAGTAATGTAGGCTTTCATGGAAATCTCTTTGGTGGAACAATGCTAGGCTGGCTAGATGAGGCTGGAGCAGTATTTGCATGTGAAGCTTGTGGTACACCTAGAATGGTAACGAAATCAATCTCAGCTGTTGTATTTGAAAAACCTGTTAGACCAGGACAGATTATAAAGATATACGGACAAGTAGTCATTATTGGAAATACATCAATTACGATTAAGCTTGAAGCACGAAGACATAGTGTATATAATGGATCTCAGCGAAAAGTTGTTGGTATTGATATGGTTTTTGTTAGAATTGATGGCGACGGTGAGGCAATACCAATTAGTGAAAGTGTAAAGGAAAGTTTTAAAGATATCGGGATTGAAAAATGACTATTGATAAGGATTTTTATAATAGTTCAAGCTCTAAAAAGCTTGGATGGAAGCCTAGCTGGTTTGGGTGCAAGTATTTTGACAAAGATCTTGTTGATGCTGTAAAAAAATGGCAAAAAGACAATAGATTGAAAGCTGATGGCCTTATTGGTCCTATGACATATCGAAGAGTCTGGACAGAAAGAGAAGCTAATATTTCTGACTATGAACCATCTAGCATGAGAAACATATATAACAAAAGTGATAAACACATCGTTCACAACGGAAAATTTATTCCTATTGAGTGGGACAATGTAGTTTTATGGGATGAAGATCATGGTCTTAAGATAAATTCTGGTACATATTATGACTATAGCGGCAAAGAAGATAGAGAGCCCAGCCACTTTGTTAATCATTGGGATGTCTGCCTTTCTTCAGAGTCTTGTGTAAAAGTTCTTAATAGACGTGGAATTTCAGTTCATTTTTGTATTGACAACGATGGCACTATTTACCAGATCCTTGATACACAACATGGTGCCTGGCATTCTGGTAATGTTTATGGAAACAAAAATGGAATCGGAGTTGAAATAAGCAATGCCTATTATGTTAAGTACCAAGACTGGTATGAAAAAAATGGATTTGGAACACGCCCAGTTCAAGAAAAAGGATATGTTCATGGCAAAACTCTTGACTCATTTACAGATTTCTATCCAGTTCAACTAGAAGCTCTCAAGGCTCTTTGGAAAGCTATTCACATTGGAATAGGTGTGCCACTAGAGTATCCCAAGAATTCAGATGACAATATAGAAACTGGTGTACACAAAGATGTTGAAAATGGTAAATTTTCTGGATTTTGTAATCACTATAATTTTACAAGAAATAAGATAGATTGTGCCGGACTAGATCTTCCAGGACTCTTAGAAGAAATTAAGAATTCTCCACTATACTGTGTAACATAGTATTATGATAAAATTAAGAAACTCTAGACCATATTTTTTTGAAAATAGCAACATTCCTATTTTTTTAAGTTTTTTTTCACCAATATCTATTAGTGCTATAACACTTGGGCCACTAGTCTTCTCTAGCACAACAATGAGTTCTGAAACTAAAAATCATGAATCAATACACTGGCAGCAGTACATAGAAACAGGGATCCTTGGTTTCTTTTTTCTATACTTTATATACTGGATTATAGGTTTTATAAAGCATAGAAACGGTAAAGCTTCTTATTATGCAATACCTTTTGAAAAAGAAGCATATAACAATCAATACAATTTAGAATATCTTGATAGTAGAAAAAGGTATTGTTGGATCAAGTTGTAAAATAATCACTACAAAGATAATTATATAATATGAGACTTATAAATGAAAACATTAGGATGATTTTTGGTCATAATCCAATTTCTGAAGCAGAGACAAAAGATGTTGAAGTTGCAGGTTTTAATATTAACGAGACATTAGAACGTCATATTTGGAATGATAATATGAAAATGGATTCTGATGTAAGAGAACAACTTTTAAAAATAGCACATGATTTTATTGATGGTCTTCCGTTTGAAGTAGTTGCTAAAGATATTCAGCTTACAGGATCTCTTGCTAGCTATAACTGGTCAAAATTTTCAGATGTTGATTTGCATATAGTTGTTAATTTTAGCACAATTGATGATAATGAAGTTCTTGTTAGAGATTATTTCAACGCTAAGCGTGCAGTCTGGAATCTAAAGCATGAGATATATATCTACGAATACGAAGTTGAGATATATGTTGAAAATATGGGTGACGATCATATAGCTTCTGGAAAATACTCTGTTGAAAATAATGAATGGATTTACAAGCCTACTAGGGATAAAGATATTGCAATAAGTGAGGATGAAGTCAAAAAGAAAGCAGCATCAATAATGTCACAAATAGAAAGGGTTGAAGAGGTTTCGAAAGAAGATCCTGCAGAAGCAGAATCACTTGCTGAAAGAGTAAAGGAGAAGATTAGAAAAATGAGACAAGCAGGTCTTGAATCAAAATCTGGGATATACTCTATAAAAAATATAGCTTTCAAAGTTTTAAGAAGAAATGGCTATTTGCAAAGGCTGTCTGATATAAAAACACAATCTTATGATAGATTAATGTCTCTTACAGAAATATATAGATAGTAAGCACTAACGGAGTTACATAATGAACAGTCTAACAAGACTTAACCTTAGAGGTTTTATACTTGAATCAATTATAGAACTTACTGAAGAAGATGAAGCCAGTAGCGATGTCCATCCGCGCGATGGCGAAATTGCAAATGCAACCTTAGATCTAGATTCGCTAGTAACAAACAACACTAACGGAAATTTCAATTCAGCAAATTTTGAACCTGTTGTATTTGGTGAAGATGGATCACTAGGTCCATATCTTTATTCATTATTTCATACACCAGGCAGGGATCCCAACGACTTCACTGATGTATGGTGGACGACAGGTGCAAATGCTAAGGGTACAAATGCACTTTCAAGAGCGCGCTGGACAAAAAATGTTGATATAGTAAATGATAATAGTGGTAGAAAATGGTACTCCCTTTCTAAGCTATCAGGACCAACAGACAAGCTTGATAGCAATTACAACTCTCAAGTTTTAAAGTCATCAAAATCTTCAAAAGCAATGTATGATGCCACTGGTATACTATTTGTTAGCTCTATGGAATGGCTTGAAGCAGGTGGTGCCAATCTGGAAAAACTCCCAGAAGCTGATAAGTACGAAGGACGTCAAACATGGTCCCCACCTGGTTCTGACGAAATATATGTAAGCTTTCCATCTGGTACAAACTTTGCACTTACCAAGCCAGAAGATGACCATAGAAACAAAGCAGTACGTGCACAAGTCAAAAGGAAAAAAGAAGAAAAAGCAAGCGGTCCAGGACTCTCTACACGGGTGGCCAGAATAGTTAAAATGATGGATTTAGATGTCTACGGTCCTATACTAAGCCTATTATCTGACGCAGAACAGGGCCTCTTTGGACCTGGTCCGGCTGAAGGAGCTTCAAAACTGTTTAAACGAACAGAAACATTAAGCATGCTCAGCAAGCCCTGGGTTGAAGAACCAACCTACACCATCAAAACTGAGCATCCGCCTCAGCCCTTCGAGCGAACTGGATCAAAGGAGCCGCTTGTGCAGCTATACAAGTCAATAGTTAGACCAAGTTTGAAAACCGGCTTAGACGGAGATCAGTTTGCATTAGCATATACACTTCTAGCAAATGCTTCAGGTCTTGATTCACCTTTATCTACTCTTGATGAGCTATATAGATTACTTACAGGCGCTGATATGGAAAGTTTCAAGCGTGATCTTGCCCAGCTTAAACTTATGCTGAACAACGCATTAGGAAATACAAGCGGCGTCGTTATAAAAAAACCAAATGCATATATCAAGCAAGAATCAAATAGGTTAATCAAAGCAGGAAATTCTATTCTTCCTGATAAAGCAAGAATTAGAAGTGCAAAAGATGTCGAACCGTATGTTGAAAAGGCCGAACAGTTAGCTGCTGCAATTGAAGCAAGTGTAAGTGTATATAAAACCAATTTAAGCATATTCCGAGGCATGCTGCAAAATGACAAAGATGTTATAGAAGTTCTTAGTAGATCGGGATTGCTTCCTAAGGACAGTGAAACTCTTGGAGCTTTTTCAGGCTATAGCGTCTAGAAATTTATTATTGTAAATATAGTTTTCCTAAGTTATAGTTTAATTTGTAAAGGAGGCTTTTTGCTACTTATAACTTTTCTATTTTCCATGGGTATCCAGAATGCACATGCTGAACCTGTAACCGTTTTTAATAGGTCTAATCCTGAATATAATGTTGATAAATTTATAGGAAAAAGAACAGAAAACTCATGTAGGCTTTCGCTTATTTCTTATTTTGAAAATGATGGATGTATGCGTGCTATATCAAGGGGTGATCTAGAAATAGAATATCTAAAGTGTGCAGACGGCAACAATCATAAAAATCTATCAAACTACTATATCATCTATGACAATAGCTTTCTAGAAACGTTTGCGGGAAATACACCAAGCGAAAATTCTGATGCATCTAAAGTTTATTGTAGTGATCCTAACTATACTATTTTTGAGTGGAACATTTACAAGATAGAAAATTAATATTGATATCATAATTTAAATGATTGAGCATTAAGAAAAAATACCAACACAAGGGTAATACTGAAAGATTTGGAAGTCTGGTGTAAATGGCACAGCAGAAGAGATCTGGAGTGAAGTTAACTCTGGTCGTATGAGACCTATTAGATAGCTATTTGTTTAACTATTAAACTTTCTCAATCTAGCAACACTGTTCTCAATAGTGACATAAGTCTGGTGTGTAACCCAGTCACCTGAATTGATATATGTCTTTATATTTTGATTTTCGTCAACCCAGATCAGAGCTTCTGGTATGTGTGTGTGACCCATGATAAAAACATCGATTTTTGGGTGGTGTCTGAGAATATGAATGATTGATCTGAGTTTGTGTTTTTTAATTTGAATCTCTGTCCACCACGTTGTAAAATCAAAGTTAAAAGTAAATTCAAGCATATTTTGTATAACTGACAAGAGTTTAACAAACACTTTGTTTGCAAATGCACCTTTATCATATTCATCGCCATGCTCAACTCTAAATTTTCTGCCATCTTCTTCAAAGTCATATCTTTTTACAAAGTTGATTCCAAGAAGATTTTTTCCTACAACACCTATTAATCCTTCATCGTGATTACCAACAACATAGACTACCCTCTTGGCTGAGCCCATCTTTTTTAATATTTGTAGACATCTCTCTGTAAATACAGGAATTTTGATAAAATCAATGATATCTCCTGCCAGAATTAGTTCATCACAATCAGATTTTTCTAGAAAGTTTAAAAGCTCTTCTGATCTATAGAATTTTGTACCAATGTGTGTGTCTGATATAACAATTCTTTTCATTGAACAAATATTCCCCTTGTATTAATATTATATTGATTAGACAAGCTGTATTATCTATACTTTCTTATTTTAATTGAAAATAGTTCAAATACAGTAATTTAATTCTTGTGTATAGTTACTATACGTTTTTACCAAGCGGAGGGAAAATGGAAGATAATAATGAAATGATGATTGAAGATGAGGTTGTTGGTCAAATTGCAAAGCTTGTTCAGCTTGCAATTCTTACCGGGACTGATGTTGTTGACAATTTAAGAATGATGAGGTTACAAATCAATGAAGAAAATGGAAGGCTTTGTTTAAGTGATTCTTATAGAGAGCAATCAGAAAATCAAGTTAAAAACCTACTAGATAAACTGGACAAGCAAGAGACAGTGGAATAGGATACTATGACTGATAGACTTTCAGAAATATTTATGCTGAGAGAGATTTTTATGAAAAATCTAAGAGAATCTAGTGACGATGATATACCCATGTGGCCTCTAGACCTTAGTACAAAGGAAAATCAACAATATGTGAGAGATATGGCGCTTAGAGGTGTAGAAGAAATGTTTGAAGCACTTCAGCATCTTAAAAACTGGAAACCTCATAGAAAAACTGAGGTAACTGAATTTAATAGTGAGGAGTTTTTAGAAGAAATTGTTGATGCTTTTAACTATTTTTTATCAATACTTATACTAACAGGCTTTGATGATAACGATTTAATTGATGCATATAGGAAAAAAGATGACATCATAAATAAGCGACTTTCTTCAGGATATTAGCTAGAATGTATATTTTATCAATAGACTGCAAATATAAAAAAGTAAAGATCAAAACAAAAAAAGATATTATAAAATTTCTAAAATCTCTTGACACAAAAGATATTACTGGATCTATAGAGTTTGAAAACAATATTAGTGAATCTTTGGTATTTAAAAAAGTAGACGTTAAAAGTTTGATTGTGATAATAGAAAAAGAACTTGAAAGAAATGAAAAAATTATTTAAAGACCAAGCAAGATTTAACAAACTAGTAGAAAAATATAAAAGCAGAACACGTGATGAGATTACGAAAGAGCTTGCTCTTGCATTACACTCAGAAGTAAGTGATTTAGTATCTGCAACAAGTTATAGATCACATAGAAAGAAAAAAATAAAGCCAGACATAGATAAGATACTATTTGAATCTGTTGATATAGTTCGATATACAATAGCAATACTTAATGAATGGAATATTTGTCATGAAGATTTTTTAAATGCATGGCAGTCAAAGGACACGTATTTAAATTCTTGTAATAGATGTGAAAACAATATATGGAACGGTGAGAAAGTCGCAATTATAGATATTGATGATGTTTTGTGCGAATTTAGACAAGGTTTTTCAAAATGGCTTCTGCACACGCACAGTATTGTAACTGACGTAGAGTCAAGCGAGTATTATTTCATATCAGCACTAGAAGAAACTGGTCACAATCCAGAGAAAATTTTTGAATCATTTATATCTGATTCTGGATTTTTAAATCTTGATATTGCTACGGGCGGAAAAGAATTTATGGATAATTTAAAAGATGATGGGTATTTTGTTCATATTTTAACTGCACGACCAGGTAATAATTTACGATGTGTATATAATACATTTGAATGGCTTGAAAATAATAAAATATACTTTGACAAGATTGACTTCGCATCAGAAAAGCTTAGATGGTGCATCCAGTCAGACTACTGGTGTAAAAATTCAATTTCATTTGCAGTAGATGATTCGCCAAAGCATGCAGCAGAGTATAGTAAGCATGGAGTTAAAACATTCTTTCCAGATAAAAGTTATAATAAAGAGCTAGAATCTATATCAGAGTGTTTTAGATATGAAAGTTTTGAAAAAATAATTAAAATGATAAAAAACAATTGAACATACTATAGTTTTTTATTAATATTGCTATATAAAAGGAAAAAAATGCCACAAAACAAGTCTCTAGAGCCCGTAGAATTTCCAATGCCAATACGGTTTGGGGAAAAGCCTTGCACAGAATTTAAAAATGATCTTGAGTCTATTAATGTAGTACTTATAGATCACCCAGATCCAATAAGAGCCAGAAAGATGGTATATCAGTTTATTAATGCTACATGGGAAGACAAGCCTGGGTCACATAATCCTGATTGTGTTGAGGATTGGAGGCTGTTTCATGCACTTGAAGCAGCACTTCAGTTTAAAGCACTACCTACAGTTCTTGAGACTCTTGATTTTACATTTAGAATTGAAGGTATTGATGTTCAAACTGTAACTCATCTTATTAGACATAGAACTGGATCTTTCTCTGCACAATGTACGGGTGATAGATGGCAATCACATGCAGGAGCTCTTGTTCCTGGTCCTATTCAAAATAGTCCAGAGCTATACAAAAGATGGAAAAAGCTTGTAAAAGATTCAAAAGAGCTTTACTGTGATATGATTGATACAAAGAAGATTTCAATTATGGATGCAAGAACTATACTTCCAAAGTGTCTTGAGACGCATTATTATGCAAGGTTTAATCTAAAGGATCTTTTAAATTTTGTTAGGCAGAGAATGGATAAACAGATTCAACCAACTACAGATAATATTATAGCATATCAGATGTATCTTCAGATTGCAAGAATATTTCCAGAGATTACAACAGTTATTAATATGCATTCAGAATCTAGACATTATGTTGCAACTGCCAGAACTGGTAAGGCTACAAATCTTTACTGGCCAGATACTGATTCTGACAAGTTTGACTGGCATCCAGAAGATTTTATATATCAGGGCTATAGAGACGAAATAAACGGAACAGATGTTAAGCTAGGTGATAAGGAAAACTTTAAGTTTACACACCTTCAAAGAGAATATGATAAAAAAATATCAGATATTGTAGAGAACTATAATGTATGGAAAGACGCGATTGGATTTCAATCTCCGTAATTTGAATATATGAGCTTTTATAAAGCATATAAAATAGTTGAATCATGGTTACTTGAAAAAGACTATACTATTTTTCTGGAAACAGATGGACAAGATGCTGTTTATTTTGAATGTAACCAGGTTGTAATCAACAGTAGAAATCATGTTGAAAAAAGACTTTATATACTGCTACATGAATGTGGACACATACTAATAAATAACAATTCTTTGGATAGAGTATTTTCTTTAAGTCATGATACTGCAGCTATTATGGGAGTAAGAGTTTCAAGAAAAAGAAGAGTTGCAAAGCTTACAGAAGAAATTGAGGCATGGAAGCGTGGAGAAAGTCTTGCGAAAAGACTTAATATAGAGATAAATGAAGAAAAGTTTGATAAGATTCGAGCTGATTCTATTATCAGCTATGTTGAATGGGCAAGAGACTAGCTTTTATTCTGAATACTTTTAATATTTGAATAGAGTTTAGTTAAAAACTTTTCAAAAGCCTTTCTATCGTTTTTAAGATACTTTCTATAGTCATCAATGACACCTTTTACAGATATGTCATTTCTCTTTATAAGCTCAAGAGATTCTTCAGGTGTATATTGATCAAGAAGTTGCTCAGCTGCTTCATATGCAAACGCATCTATTTCATTATGAAGTGAGATATATGAGTCTCTTCCACCAGATGTTTCAGGTGGTTTTCTACCACATCTTTTCTCCCACTCAGCAGGGTCTGATCCATGTATTTGCTTTGGATCACATAGAAGTTCTTCCCATGCATCTTCTTCACTAATATTTTTATTTTCTGCTTGTTTTTTAAGCTGATTATAGTGTACAAGTTCATGATTAATGGTCCTTGATACTATCTTTCCAAGCTCTACCGGATTAAGATCACCTATGTCATATTCTTCTGAAACTGGCCTAAATTCAAGCCATATAATGTGCTTTCCTTTTTCTGGCCCTCTATACTGACCTCTCATCATCCAGTTGTCTGGGTATCCACCAAACTCATCACCCGCTGCCAGTGTATACGTTTCATCATCAGTTACACTTAAGATAAAATATAGATCTGTATTAAGATCTTCAGCAGATTTATTAAGAGCATCCATTAATGTTTCAATTGCCGGTGTAGAAAAAGTAGCATCATCAACAAGGTCTACATCACTTTCTTTATGAGGCATTTCCCAGAATTTAGAATCTACAATTGCCTGTAATATTCCTGATGTAATTAATTTATCAGGCGCAGTAGACTCATAAAGAGAAAGCTCTTCTTGAATAATTCTTCTTAGCTTGCGTTGAGTTAGTATCATCTATTAGTACCCATGTCTAGTGCTGCTAGGTCTCTAGCAGTTTTAGGATAAAATGTTGATACCCAGTGAAGCAAATTATAATTTAACTCTTTTATTGTTGATTCAGTAGCCATCATTGTATCCTGGATAACAGTAAGTTCTGGATTACTTAGTAATTTCTTTGCGTTATTGATAAGCTTCCATTTACCTTTGGGCCCTTCAAACTGTCCATTTCGTAAAGCTATCATATCAAGATCTTTCATTAGCTCTTTTAAGTCACTAATAAGATCGCGATAATCTCTAAGTGTAACACATCCATCCTCAAGTATCTTTTCAATTATGCCTCTAATAGTTTCTAGAAGGGGAAGCTGAGTGTTTCTTATACTAAGCGCATCAACGGGAGAGTTGTCAGGTATATCTTTAAAGTGTCGAGTAAAGAAAAATATCATTGTATTTAAATATTCTAGAAGCTCCCCCATATTATTGAGGACAGGGAATGAAAGTGTGCCTGATCTTCTTGTTCCTGTGGATATACCGCCTCTGTGAATTATCTTAGCTAGCGGTATACACTCATCAAGGCTGAGCTCATCATCTACTTCTTGCTCTACTTCAATTTCTGGAAATAGCTCAATTAGTGTACCAAAGTCGTCATCTGATGATGCTTCTACCTGGCGCTTGAGTCTTTCACTGTACTCTCTAGCTGCTACGACAAATTCCTTATCTATTGCAGGAATTGTCTCACCATATCTTTGGCCTAGTAATTGAACAGAGTCATTTGATATGAGATCTCTTATTATATTACCGCCTGTACCCTTGAAGTCTTCTATGGCTAAAGCTATAAATTCTAGATGACGGCTAGCTTCATCTTCTCCAAAATCTCTAGGACGTACTGGATGCTGGAGATCTCTTGCAAATCTTTTAAGCTGGGTTGGACTTTCCGCTGACGTGCTAAGAGGATAGTAGAACAAAAATGCAAATGAACCAAATAGTGCGAGAACAATTGCTAATGCAGCTCCTGCCTGAACCATTGCGCCTGCTGTTGTCATCATTACTTCTGCAGACAAAGAAGCCACTATTATTCTTGCATTTGCAACGCTAAGTGCTGGTAAAATTTGTGCAATATCATTCGGTTTAAGTTGTCCTGACTCAATAAGACTAATAATATTCTGTACAATCTGGGAAGACTGTGCAGGATCAGGCATTTTTAGTTCATTAATTCGATAAATTTCTTCCTGAATAATCTGCGTGAGCCTGCTATTTGTAATTTTCATTGTCTTTACCTTACTGATAATAATTATCTGTTTTTTTCTAATTTATTTAAAAACTATACTGTGCTTGTGTATAATCATTATACTATATTATAACGGAGAAAATAGTAATGAAGGCATATTTGGCTAGCTCCTGGTTTAACCCAGTTGCAAATGAAGAGGTTAACGAAATTATTACAGCACTTGAGACTAATGACTTTGAGGTATTTTCACCTCGAGATTTTTTTGTATGTCCCCCAAGTGCTGATCTTGCAACACAAAAATCAACATATGAAGGAAATCTTGAGCATCTTCATACTTGTGATTTTATGATATGCAATACACACGGAAAGGATATGGGTTCAATTTTTGAGGCAGGGTATTTTAATGCACTTGAGAAGAAAATCATATATTTCTGTGCAGGTCTTCCGGAGGGTGCAACTTTTAATTTAATGCTAGCACAAAGTGGTCTAAAGGTTTGTACATCTGCTGATGAGCTTAATGATTATCTTGCAAGATGTAATACAAAGGGTGAACTTTTATTTGAACCTTATTACGGAAATATTGAATAAAATAATATTATTAGTTTTCACTTTATGTATTGTGATTAAATTTTTAAAACTAGATAGGAGTATATATGGGAAAGGTTGTAGGTATTGACTTGGGTACCACAAATTCATGCATTGCAATTGTGGAAGGAAAAAACCCCTGTGTCATTTCAAATGAAGAGGGAGGCAGAACTACACCGTCTGTCGTTGCATACGGAAAAGATGGTGATCGACTTGTAGGTGTCTCAGCACGACGCCAGGCAATTGTAAACCCTGAGACAACCGTGTATTCAGTAAAAAGATTTATGGGAATGAAGTTTAAAGATATAGAAGAAGAAATATCTAATGTTCCATATGCTGTAAAACAGGTAGCAGGTGGTGTATGCGGAATTAATATCAATGATAAGATTGTTTCTCCGCCTGAAATATCAGCGCAGATTTTGCTTAAGCTAAAGCGAAGTGCTGAGAGATATTTAGGAACTACTATTAGTGAAGCAGTTATTACAGTTCCAGCATATTTCAACGATGCACAACGGCAAGCAACAAAAGATGCGGGACAGATTGCTGGGCTTGAAGTAAGACGAATTATTAATGAACCAACAGCAGCTGCTCTTGCATACGGAATGGACAAAGAGGGAGAACAAAAAGTTGCTGTCTTTGACCTTGGCGGCGGCACATTTGATATTTCAGTTTTAGAGATATCTGACGGAGTAGTTGAAGTTATTTCAACAAATGGAGATACACACCTGGGTGGTGATGATGTAGATCAAATACTAATGGTGTGGCTATTTGAACAATTTGAATCTGATACAGGTATTGATATAAGCAATGATAGCATGGTTATACAAAGAGTTAGAGAAGCTGCAGAGAAGGCAAAGATTGAACTTTCAACTGCACAGCAAACAGAAATTAATCTACCTTTTCTAACTGCAGATGCATCTGGTCCTAAACATTTAATTTCATCACTCTCTAGATCACTATTTGAAAAAATGATTGACAGCTTTGTTAATAAAACACTTGTGCCAGTCAAAAATGCATTATCAGATGCAAGTCTTCAACCTCATGATATTGATGAGGTTATTCTTGTTGGGGGATCAACAAGAATTCCTGTAATTCGAGCTGCTGTTGAGAAATACTTTGGCAAGAAAGCAAATAGCTCTGTAAATCCAGATGAGGTTGTTGCTCTAGGTGCAGCAGTACAAGGAGGCGTATTTTCAGGAGATATAAATGATGTTCTGCTATTGGATATTACACCACTCTCTCTAGGGATTGAAACGCTAGGCGGCGTAATGACAAAGCTAATTGAAAGAAATACTACAATCCCGTGTTCAAGAAGCGAAACTTTTAGTACTGCATCTGATAATCAGAGTGCTGTAGATATTCATGTTCTTCAGGGCGAAAGAGATTTTTCTTCAGACAATAAAACCCTGGGTAATTTTCAACTTGCTGGAATTCCGCCAGCAGCAAGGGGTGTACATCAGATTGAAGTAAAATTTGACATAGACGCAAACGGAATAGTGAGTGTATCTGCTAGCGACAAGATGAGTAAAAAAGAACAATCTATCATAATTGAGTCAGGCGGAAGCTTATCTTCCGAAGAAATAAGCAGGATGGTAAGTGAAGCAGAAGAAAATGAAGAAGCAGATAAGAAAAAGCTAGCTGTAATATCAGCAAGAAACAAGTTAGATACTCTTATTTATCAATCTCAAAAGACAGTAGATGATAACAGTAAAAATATTTCTGCAAGCTCTATTGAAAATATTATAGAGATTATTAAATCTTCTCGATCATTGCTTGATAGTAATACTGCTCAAGATATAGAGGCAGCATATACCTCTCTTGAGTCTGCTCTACATGCAGTAAGTAAAGAGATATATGCACAGGATCAAGATAGCAATCAGCCTTCGAATAATAATCAGGATTCAGATGGTACTAACAAAGATGATGTCATCGATGCAGAGTTCGAAGAAGCATAATTTCGTGTAAATTTGATCAGTTTATTTTATAATAAATTGAGGAATATAAATGTCATCTATTATTACACCTAAAAGATTTGTTGGTTTACATGCACACTGTGGAACAGGAAGCCCATATGATGGGCTAGGATATCCTAATCAACATATTGATTTTGTACTTTCAAACGATATGAATGCTTGGGCACTTACTGATCACGGAAACGGAAATGGTCTTGCACATGCACATGCATATTCGAAAAAGCTAAAGAAGAGAGGACAAGAATACAGACAAATTTACGGTGTTGAGTTTTACTTTGTTCCTTCACTCTCAGAGTGGCGTGTCTTGTATGAAGCACATCGTGAAGAGGTCAGAGCAGCGCGATCTGAAAAGAAGTCAAATGAGTCAACAGATATAAACTCTGAGGATGAGATATCTGGCGGTTTAGTTATTGAGAATGAGGATGAAACAAAGAATGATTTCGAAAAGAATGACTGGAAACGAAGATATCATCTTGTTGTCTTAGCTAAAAATCAAAAAGGTTTGCAAAATCTTTTTACTCTTGTCAAGAAGTCATACACTGACGGATTTTATAGATTCCCTAGAATCGACTATAAAATGCTCAAAGAACATGGTGAAGGTCTTGTTGTTAGTACTGCTTGCATTGGCGGTTACCCTGCATCTATCATAGCAAGAGGTGAAGCACTTGGTGTTTCAGACAAGGATATCTTAAATGATCTTGAAAATATGTCTGGAAGATTTATAGATGCTGTAGGTAGAGAAAACTTTAATCTAGAGATACAGTTTAACTCTTTGACAATGCAGCACAAAACAAATAAACACCTTATTGCCCTTCACGAAAAAACAAATATTCCACTAGTTGCAACTGCAGATAGTCATTATTATAGTAGAGATATGTGGGAAGCACGAGAGCTTTATAGAAAACTAGGAAGAATGGGAGCAAGAGGTGACTCTATGCCATCACTTCCTTCATTTGAAGATCTAAAGTGTGAGCTATATCCTAAAAATGCAATGCAAATGTGGGAAGAATATAGACAACATGTTCCTGATTATGATTTTTATATAGGGAAGGACCAGTTGGTATCTGATGCTATTGAAAGATCATATGATATTGCATGGGATCAATGCGAAGATATATGGTTCGATGAAGAGGCGAAACTTCCAACGTTTGATGTTCCGGGTGATTCAGCTTTCAATCAACTTGCTAGAAGGGTAAAAGAAGCTCTTGTAAAAGAAAGCATGCATAAAGATCCAGTCTATGTTGAAAGAGCGAAGATGGAACTTGATGATATCAAGTATCTTGGATTCGAAAACTACTTTTTAACAATGACAAAAGTCTTCGATCTTGCATCACAAAGTACAATTATTGGGCCAGGACGAGGTTCTGGTGCAGGTTCTCTTGTAAATTATCTTCTTGGAATTACAACTACAGATCCTATTAAGTACGGCTTACTATGGGAGAGGTTTTTACATAGGGCAAAAGCCGGCTGGCCAGATATCGATACCGATGCTGGTGATAGAGATGTTCTGATTAATGCTTCTAGGGAATTATTTGGTGAAGAATCTGTAGTACCAGTTTCTAATTTTAATACTCTTAAGCTAAAATCACTAGTCAAGGATGTTTCAAAGTTTTATGGTATTGACTTCGGAGAGGTTAATACAATGACAAATACTCTTGAAAAAGATGTCATGCACAAGGCAATGGGTGATCATGAAGAAAGATCAACCTATGTTCTTACACATGAAGACTGTATGAAATATTCAACAAAATATTCTGAGTTTATGGATAAATATCCAAAAGTTAATGAGCATGTTCAAAATCTATTCATGGAGTCAAGATCCATTGGCAGACATGCCGGCGGCGTGCTAATATGTCCGGATCTTGAAAAATACATGCCTGTTATAAAGGTTAGAGGTGAACTACAGACACCATGGTCAGAGGGTATGAACTTTAGACACCTTGAGCCAAATGGATTTCTTAAGTTTGATTTCTTGGGTCTGACAACACTCAAGATGGTAGAGGACTGTACACGACTAATTTTAAGAAAGCAAGGTAATGAATCTCCGTCTTTTGCAGACATTCAAAAGTTCTTTGATGAAAAAATGAATTGTAGATATAATGTTTTAGATGATCAAAAAGTCTGGGAACATGTCTATCACAAGGGAAGATTCGTCCAAATCTTTCAGTTTACACAGCAGGGCGCAAGAAACTTTTGCATGTCTGCAAAGCCAAGGACTATTGAAGAACTAGCAACAATTACTGCAATCTATAGACCTGGACCACTATCAGCTGGTGTCCACAGAAAATATGTCAAAGCAAAGAAATCTGTTGAGGATGGCAATCCAATTGAATACGATCATCCTGTTATTGAGGAGATACTAAGTGAGACATACGGATTTATATCATTCCAAGAACAGTTCATGCTCTTGGCACAAAAGCTAGCTAACTTTGATAAGGGTGCATCTGATAAAATGAGAAAGACTCTTGTTAAGAAGTCACTTGACTCAAATGATGCAAAGGTCCAGGAGCGCATAGA